GATTAAACCCCTGCCTACGCAAATTCATGATCCACTGCTTTACCTCTGAGAGATTAACAGGACCTTCTGCTCTTGGTTCCCACCAGGCAACTGCATCTACGATTACAATAGGGGCTACCTGTTCATAGTCTTTGATTACCTGAATATTTACCCACTTATCTACGTGAGCAATTGCAACTGCACACTTGTCATGTTTTTGTGCAAGGTCAGCATGAATATAATAAACCTTGTCTGGGTCTGGCTTAAAGGTTTCATCAAACCTTCTAAAAGAATCAAGTGGATTTCTAGTGTTCATACACTTCTCAAGTTTGTCTTTTTGTTTAAAGAATGCATCGGATGCATAGGTTGGCATGCATGCAAAACGCATCATTGCATCGCCAAGATCTGTGTAGAACGCCAACTTAAAATCTTCTATCTTTCGGGTAGGATTTACCTCCCATGTAGGTCTTTTGAATGCATAGACTCTTGGTATCTTATATGAAAGTATTGTATCTTCATCCCAGGAAATTTCAAACTGGTTTCCTGGATCATCGTGTGGTAAGTCTTCGTTCATGATAAAGGTGTGTCTGTGTTCAATAGTTTCTTTGTCAGCAATAACTGATTCATACCGTTGAGAAATAAAGTCACCCTGATATCTAGGGAATGAAAGCAAAACAACCTTGCCTAAATCAGGGAAACGAGAGTCAACAGTACCACGAAACGCTTTATAAATATTATCTGCTGTCTTTCCTTGTTCGTTTCCAGTACCAACTTCCGTAGCAAAACCAGAAATCTCATCAAGTACTGCCATAAGAAGGTTCAAACCCTCATGTGATTCACGTTCTGAGTGACCAGAATAAACAGTGATTGCTTTATCAAACTCTATTGAGTCAGCCTTAGCATTGTATTTACCAGCAAACCATGGAGACTTCTCAATCTTGGTTTTAAAACCTTTAAAGAAAACATTCTTAGCCTGTTGAGCGTTAACTGCAACGTTAATAATATCAATAGCATCTCCTGCAGGCTTACCAAAATAAGTTGCTGGATCCTTAAGGCATAAAAGTTTATATACTACATATGCACATGCTACTGTAGAAATAAAGTCTTTTCCAGATCCCTTTCCAAGTTGCAGAATAAGTTCATTCTTTGTATATTTATTAAAATGGTTTAGTCCTTCAGCCTGCCCCATCAATTCCATAAGGTCTTCTTTGCGATAGATTTGGCTCATAGCCTCTACGATTTCATATTGAATATCAGACAGTAGTGGCTGACCAAGATAGTCTGGAGACTGGACAAACGTCTTTACATCTACTGGGGTTTCAATAAAATGATTTTCTTTTAAAACATCAAGAAACTCATTGAACATCGTGGACAATTGTAATCACTTCGCCTTCTTTTGCAATAGAAGAAAGTCTATGCATAATTAAATCACGTATTTCTGGATGCTCTGAAGCAACATCTCTAAGAATTCCAATAAGGACTTCTTGTTTTCTTTCAATCTCAACCATTTCTTCTGCGAGTTCTTTGTTCTCAAGTAGACCAGCCTTTTGAAGCATTTCAATTCTAGATTTTTCAATATCCATAACAAGTTTAATAGCCTGAGTTTTTGCACTAAGATTATTTGTCAAACTAGACTCATCAATAACTTCGTAAGCCTTTGTTATAAGTTTGCTGTAGTGTGTGTCAGCCCCAGCAAGAGCCTCTTTAGCACGAGCACGAATGGCATCATTAGCGGAAGCCATAACCTTCCACTCATTAATTAGTGCAACAACACGAGTTCTTGGCATATCTAAGTCTTTAGAAATTTTAGTTGGGTCTTGACCCTTTAAATATTCAGTTACAACTTTATTTACTTCGTCAAGATGTTCTACTAGTTCCATTTCACTTGACATTGTATTTACCTTCTAGTCTATTTATTTCATCTTTAATATAAAATATTGCTTTTTCAAGGTCTTGAATTGTTTTTGCTTCGTCTTTAAGACCTGCTCTCCAAATATATTTAAAGGCATTGCCAATGTTAAAGTTTCGGTGTCTAGTTATTTCGATACACTCAACACCTGAAGGATCTGTTGTGTAGTGTATTGGATGATTAACCTGATCAACCGTAATGCTTAATTCTGTATGCTTACTCATTTGAGTCTTCTTCTTCCCAATCAAATGCTTCAGGCATACCTTTAAGTGCTGTGATAACATAGGTTAAACCTACGGCACCAGCAATACCGATTCCAATTAAAACTTTTTGCGCTTTATTCATCTTCGTGACTTCCTTAATCCAAATTTAGCAAGATAAACATAGATTGTTTCTACGCTTGCCCCACATTCTTTTGCAATCTCTTCTGGAGATTTTTTATCCATAAGAAATCTCTTACGGAGCCAAACCTCTGATGTATATAGTTTACCAGCCATAGCGTTATTTGTCAACCCCTAAAGCCTTATTCCAATTATTTACAGCCCAATGACCAATGCCACAAGCATCAGCCACATCGTTATCAGTAATAGTCTTTTTATACTGAAATTCTATAAAGTCCATAGTTCTTTGTTTACGAAGGTTACGCTCAAAGGTTTTATACCAAGACAAAGATTTTCCAGGATTTCTAACAGCAATCATGGCTCTTTCATCTTTAGATATCTTTTTATTACCAATATAATTTTGCCAGGTAATAGGTGAAACTTTACCTACCGTGGTTATTCCACACATAGCAGCAGCACCAAGAAGAGCACCTTGTACTAGAGCAAGATCTGCAGCAGTCTTAGGGCTATTCATAAATACTGTATGTTCAATTACTATAGCATCTGCCTTCATAACTGTTTCAAAATATGCCTTAGTTTTTCTAGCAGCATCTCCTACTTTAGCGTATATATCTTCACCTTCAAAATTAATTTTTCCAATTTCTTTTAAATCTTTTTTATCGAACACAGCAAAAGCAAGACTATTTGTACTAGCATCTATAGCACAAACACGGTCTGGCTGGACCTCTACGCCCCACTTATTCTTGCTCATATTCAATAAACCCCTTAAGTTCTTTTAACATTTTTGCTACTTGCTTTTCACTTACATTACAGTTAGCACAAAATCCAGAATCATTGTATATTGATAACTGTGTTTGGCAACCGCCTAAACAAAATCTTTTTTTGCCTTTTCTCTTTTGACGACGAGTTATCTGATACCTTTCGGTAATCTTATCTTTAGTTGCAGCATCTCTACAATCAACGCTACAGTAAATTTGATAAGTTACCTTTGGTTCAAAATATATATCACATCTGTCACAGAGTTTCAATCAGCCCCTCCATAGATTTGATTTTAATTACTCCAGTACCCGCTTCGTCGCAGGCTGCCTTGATAGGGCATGTCTTGCATATCTTAGAATTTGCACGATAGTTTTTAGTTGGTAGGGTACGATCTACCCAAGCCTTACGAACCTCACGCATCCACTGGAATGTAGCATCAATCCACTGGCGATAATAGTCGTCTACCTCAATTGGAAGAACAAGCAATTCATGATTGTTTTTATTTTCATAAATCAAGACTCCCTTTTTCTTACCAAGAATCTTCATATAAATAAGCAACTGAATTAGGTGACCAGTCTTTGGCTTCATTGAGTTCTTACGATACTCAAACCCTTCGTTGAGCATTGTCTTAATTTCTCCAACAATCTCTTCGCCTTCCCAGTCAAGCATTGCATCGCCATAACCAAAGATGGGAGGATCATCATATCTAATCTTAAATTCTGTAGTTGGTTGATTATCGTCATCACGATAAATCTTTGCAACACCAGCATTCATCATTGCATCTTGAATTCTACCGTGTGATAATGTTCCAGCAGTCATATTTGCTGCACCATAAGCATCTGCATTATCTTCAAATGTAGCACCATCAAACGCTAAATACCAATATCTTGGACATTCTCCATGGCTATAGGCAATTGTTGATGGAGCAAAAGTTTTCTTAGTCTGGAATTTTGGACCACGATTTACAACGTATCCAGATTTTATCTTTTCAATTAAAGCATCTGCATCTAGTATTGTACTTTTTCTAGAAACACTTTTGAGCATAACTTGCTGTAATAAACTTTTTGTCATTATATCCCCTTGTTTTATATAAGTATAGCATGTTATCGCATTATGTATTTAAGTGCTGATACTAAATTGTTTACTGCTTCTGCTGCTGTGTAGTAGATATTTTTCTTTGCTCTGTTGTTCTTGTCAACATTTGCCATCCAGGTAGCCTTTAACGCTAACTTTCCTGCAATTGCCTGAAGTCTTACAATCTCAATGCTTGCTACTGGGGCAGGGATATCTGGTTTAATGATTAACTTAGCAATCATTGTTAGGGCTGTGTTTAGTTCTTCATCTTCCATAAACTCAGCAATTTCTGCCAAACCATTAATCATTTCTAGCGTTGTTTGTCCTGTACCTTCTGTCATATTATTCTCCTTCTATTAACTGTTCTAGTAGTTCTAACTCTATTATAGCCAGACGTACCTTCTTTGTACCCTCGCCTAGCACGATAACCAAGGCTGGATCCATGCTTTTCTTAAGAGCATCTGTAACTGCCTTAGCCCACACATCTTGATTAAGAGTAAATGATTTAGAACATTCTTTAAAGTCTAGGACAAAGTTATGCCAAGAAGCGTCACCCTTAGTATTATTTCTACCAGAGTTTTTGTGCTGCTTTGCACCTATTCTTTTGGACTCTCCTCTTTCACTCATCTTTAAAATCACTTTTCTTTTTCTTTGGTGGAATAAGATTCACCTTAGATATATGTTTTTCTGGACACATCCATGTTGCATCTCCACTTTCAGACCAATACCGTAAAGATGTAACCTCAACACTACATTTCTTACATGGAAATTTTCCAGGATAGACAGTAA